CGAGCGTGTTCAGTGATGAGCGAGAGTTAGCAGAGTGGCGAGTGGCTGAGGCCAAGCGTATCTGCCGAGATTGTCCAGTACAAACCCAATGCCTAGCCGAGGGTATGAAGCAAGAGAACCTGCTCATCTTCGACACAACAGAGGGCACGGTATGGGGTGGCAAGATGTTAGGCGAGCGCCTGAACCTACGAGCGGGCAAGATTACCTACAAGTACCGCCGTGAGTTGCAGTTCCTCCGACAGGTAAAGAAGAAGATGGCTATACTAGACCAATGAAAACCAAAGCGATAGCAGGTATCGGGATAATAGCCTTAGCCCTGGTAGTACCAATACACAAGACGATAGATGTCGAGGTAGTGGTAAAGCCAGTAGCCAAGGAGAGAACCAAGGCTACCTGGCAGGAGAAGCAAGCCAATAAGGTAATGGCTATGCGCTATGCCAAGGCAGGGTGGGGATGGGATAGAACCCAGAGGAGATGTGCTTACGCACTCTTTATGAAAGAGAGTCGCTTCGACCACCTAGCCAAGAATCAGCAAGGCTCTAGTGCCTACGGTATCGGTCAGGTATTGCGCGAGAAGTCTAAAGACCCAGCCATCCAGATACTACACGCCTATAAATATATCGAGCACCGATATTCCACACCGTGCAGGGCTTGGTCGCACCATAAGCACAGAAATTGGTACTGAAATGTTTGACCTATACAACCTAGATAATCCAACACTAGCGTGCATATGTGGTTGCCTTATGTTTGAGATTACTGTAATGTGGGATGAGGATACAAGGCAGGTAGGTTGGTATGACCTGCGACAGAAGTGCAAGGAGTGTGGGGCAGAGAGCACCGCACCTACACCTATAGACGAGGGACACAATGGCAACATATGAATACAAGTGCAGTGATGATGGCTTCAAGGTCAGCATCAAGCGAGGTATGACAGAGGAAGAAGTCATCCCGTACTGCGATAAGTGCAATGAACCAATGAAAAGAATCTACAATGCAGCACCCGTTAAGTTCAACGCTGACGGTTTCTACTCAACAGGAGGATAAGACAATGACTACAATTAGTTGGAAAGATATCATCGAGTCTCAGGTTACTGAGTTAGATGAGCACGGTATGCCAGAGGATATGTATGTAGACCCAGCAGAAAGTACAGAAGATGAAGTGCGCTAAGACTACATTCCCTAATCAAGTACACGCAGATAACTTTATCTCTCGTGCGTGGTCAGGTCGTGGTAACTGGAAGGGCAAGACTCTACCTACTAGGGCATACCAGTGCCACGGATGTAACCTATGGCACGTGACATCTAAACCTCTACTGACTCCTGCTCAGTTGCGGGAACAATATCTTCATCAGCAAATGGCTTGAAGCCACCAATCTTGTTGATGAGTTTGCGGATAGCACGCTTGTGACGCATACGAGCAGCATCTTCCGTACCTAATTCTAATTCCTTCGCTATGTCTTTGAAGTCTAGTGCTTCGGCATAGCGGAGGAATAGTATTTTCCTATCGTCATTGCCTAACTTCCAGAAACCATAGTCAACTTCAATCATCATAGCCATCAAGTTACCGCCCTCATTGGGCGCACTGGTAGATGATGGACCAGCAAGGTTTAACTTAGCAGTAGTCGAGTGCTCACCACGCAGCACAGCAGGGAGCAGGGCTTCAACCATTGATGCTTCATAGTAGAACACATCACTTGTCTCGTATCCTCCACTCTTTGCCTTCCAATGCTGGCAGTAATCTAGTGCCTGGTTACGCAGTGAACGATAGATAAGGTTCTTAGCATCCTTGTGACCGATAGCCTCCCACGCATCCAACTTATTAGGGTGCTCAACAAACCACTGGTATAGTGATTGCTTGATGTCATCGGTATCTATGTCATTAAACTTACGGTGGTACTCTAGTGCAACTGAGTCGACCACATACTGCCACACTTCAATGCGTGCCCAATCAATCATAGTAACTTAAACCCCTGGTCTATATGAATGAAGCCGACTAACTTCATCTTGTTATTCTTATTAGCAAACTCAGTGGTGGAAGGTAGCCACTTCTCATTCCATACTATCTCACTCTGCAATTGTAGCAGATTGAATGCATAGATGCCTTCGGGAGTCCAGTTAATATACCAAGGGGATAACCCTAACTTATCTGATTCGGATAACAAGAAGTCATACTTCATCTTCTCAATCAGTAAGTCAGGGTAATGTGTGCGACGGCACTTGAGTTCTATAAATAGTTTCTCTGACTCAGAGGTGCAATCAAATCCATCGTAGGTTTCGGGTGAGTGAATGAGGTCGGGGAACTTATTCTCTTTAAGCCAGTCGAACAGTCCCTGCTCTTTCATTTATCCCACTTATCTCTCAGAACTAATAGCGCAATTATACCATAGTTTGCAAGGTCCTTGAAGGAATCCTCTAGTGGTTCGTGGAATGGCTTATCACCTGATGAGGTGAGGTTATTGATGCGTGCCATCTTGTCGTGCATACGCACACGTAGTCCGTTGATAGGTCCACCTGGTGAGTCAGAGATATTCTTTGGTCCATAGTCACGGTGCTTACTCAGTAGCAAGTCACCGAGTTCTTTCATTGTCTCCCAGACTGCCTGTTCAAAAGAGGAATTGCTAGGGTCACTGACAGGTAGTGGTCCTCCACGCTGTACTCCTGTACGTTCAATCCTTGGTTTGCCAGTAGGGTTATAATCTGCCATATCTCTTCACGCTCCGCCTTCGTTGTCATCTGTCCTCAGTAACTTCTCTAATTCAATATCAATGTTTGACATCTCTTGTGATACTACCATATCCTCTACCAACTCTCCGACTCCTTCGTACTCCATCTCCGCAGCAAAGAGCGTGATGTATGTAGACTGAGCCAGGTTGCGAATCTTATCTGGCTTCTCTGCGTGGCCATATAGGTAGCGCAGTAGAGAACCCATCATAAGTTTGAATCCATTGGGCAACAGGTAGTACGGGTCGAACTCTTCGTCCTCTGGTAGCAAGTGGTCTATGAGTTCAAAGGAATCTTCAAACTCTTCCTTGCACTCGTGACAGTACCGCTCAGGTATATGCTCGTCGCTCACTGTGACCCTTCCTTGACAACGGTACCGATAAACTCCCAGTCTTTGTCTTCGTAAGACCAGATTACCTTAAACATATTGCCGCACTCACATACCCATACTTGACCAATCTTCCACTTCCAACTAAACCCCCAGGCCCAGGGTGGTTGGCACTCAGACTCGAATCCTTTTCTATGTCTCACACCAACTCCTTCTCACAGTTGCACTTGCGGCGGTCGCTATAATCTGACTTGCACTTATTGCATATTGAGTATGGCATTAGCCCAACTCCTCCTCAATAGTCTGAATGGTTGGGCAAGGATAAATCCGCTCACAATCGTTACAATAAGTAAAGTGGTCTACATATGGCTTATGCAATTTTACTACTGCACGAAGGGCTGATTGACCCTTAAACTTTCCGCCAAAGTATTGTTCAAGGAACTTTTCATCCTCGTCAATCCTTGCCAGCAATTCATCGTGATTCATATTGACTCCCAAAAACGCAAATTGATAAAAAAAACTCCTAAACATAAGTCAGCGGTTTTATTAGTTAAATCTATATGAAAACCTATGCGCCATTTCCAAGGCTTATACCAATACTCTGGTTGCCAAAATTCAAGTTGTCCCCTACCAAAATCAAGAGTAAGAATCCAGCAACCGTAATCTTTTTTCCTAAAGTACCAGTTCACTTTAATTCCTTTTCAATAGCCTGAATAGTCGGGCAGGGATACGAATACAACTCCGCATCCCAGTCATCTGACCAAACACATATCGGGCAACGCAGTTGAGTTTGGGCATAAACAATCGGCTTGTGCAATTCCACTACTGCACGCAGGGCTGATTGACCCTTAAACTTTCCGCCAAAGTATTGTTCAAGGAACTTTTCATCCTCGTCAATCCTTGCCAGCAATTCATCGTGAGTCATACCTCTACCTTAGACTTGAACCAGTCAGCACCGTGTGCGACATAGATTGAGTTGACATCTTCTCCATCTGGTAAGTTTACCACAGTCACTGGCAACTCACGGGTGAGTGCGTTAGCAAAGTCACGACCTGATGTGTCTCCATCTGCAAAGATAAAGACTCGCTCAAAGTCTGCGAGCAATCTAGTGTAGTGCTTCTTCCACGCATTAGAGCCAGGCACACCCACTGCTGGGATACCGACACACTTAGATAGCGTGATGGTATCTATCTCACCTTCACAGATGGCGATGTAATTGCCAGCGCTTTCAATATCTAATACGTTATACATCTTAGTGTCTGACCCAGGCATACCCATATACTTAGGCTCTACCGCTGGGTCAAGTGAGCGGAATCGGATATCTACTACACCAGTCTTAGTAATGTATGGGATAGCAAGGCGTCCACGATACTGCTCGTGCCCCACCTCAGGCTCCGTAACTACGCCGAGCCAAGCCTGACGTGCTACCTCCGCTGTGACCCCTCTGTTTTCTAGGTAGTCTTGCGCCTGATGAATACTCGCTGCGTACTTTTTGACTGCTTTGCCCAGTAATTCCTTCTGCGATACGCTTTGCTTCACGTATATCTACCCCCTCTTGCTGGCATATAAGTTGTAAACTATTTCCCTGTACACCACAGGCGAAACAGATGAAGATGTTTTTGTCCAAGTTCGCTGTGCCACTCTGGTGTGAGTCACCGTGAAATGGACATCGAAGGTTGATTTGTCCGTGGTCGGAACGAAGTGATGCTCCGTAGTGTTCAAGGATTCCTTTAATGGACGGTAGGTCGTTGTCACTTGCTCTCACCATAACCTGCCTTCTTTAATAATTCTATTACGTCATCGAATCTGAGTAGACATACCCAATCTCCCACGCTTGCTTCCCCCTGTCCGTTAAGCCTTAGCAATGCAATGCCAAGGTTTCCTGTGTCTCTATCCTTTAGTTGTTTCATTACTGCACCTGGCTCAAAGCCAGTGCGGGCCTTTACTTCCCAGTCAATACCAGGTGTGCCAGTGATATCGCTACCACTACGGCCTGCACCAGTTGACTCAGCATAGGGGAAGATGGATGCAGCAAGGTGCATAGCACCCACCTTCTGAGAGCGATAGCCCCTATGCTTACGGGATTGACTAGGCATCTTCTCCGCCATCATACACAAAGTCTACACTCCAGAATGCGAATGTTAGTTTGATGTGCTTATGAAAACGGAAGCCGATGTTAATGGCTATAGACAATACATTGTAGTTTGAATTGAATACAATCATACCTCGCTTACGCATTATGAACTTCACGATGCGCTCTTATCCTTCTGCAAGATACGAATAGCCCAGTTCATACCAGCGTTGACACCTTCGGTGTACTCATCTGATACTGGTGGCTTTGCATCTTCTAACTTCTGTACATATTTAAGTACAAGTTCATCGGCCTTAGCCAAGACAAGCATACGCATCTCTTGTGATAGGTCGTTTTCTTCTTCTCTTATCATCGTATCTCCTATACGCTTTCTGGTAGGTCTGCCATATACATCCACTCAGGGTTGAATGCAAGCCACGCAAGTATATTAGCATTAGCGTCCGCCCTGCCGTATCGATTCTTTACTGGAGCAATAGCCATAGAAGTGCCAACGACTCCAAGAGTACAGATAAGAGCAGGTAGTTGCGCAACCTTACCTTGAAGCGCCGACCTAGGTTGACAAGGAGCACCTGGTACACCTTCGCTAGTGTGATGGAGAATAATAATAGCAGCGTTAGTGGCACGAGCAAGATACTTCAACTCCTTCATAACCGCACGCATAGATGCGAACTCTT